CCAAGCTGCAAATTGAGAGACTTAGTGGGCGACTCAAGCTTGAACGAAAGCGCAATATATGACCCACCTACAATTACCCTTATAAAAGGCTACGATTACCCCTTTAAAGAAGGCAATCTTATGGGGCGTGGACAGAAGTTCCATAGTGATTATTCCTACAGACGTGCTATAATAGTAGGAGATGATAGCGATATGCGTAGGACACTCTCGACCAAATGACTCAGGAGCAGCCTCTGTAACTGGAGTCACTGAATGGGATTATAATTCTCAACTGGCTGACATGATCAGCGACAGGTTGAAGACTTCGCATAAGATTTACTCTACCTATAAGGGGAGCAGTTATTGGAGTTCCATGAAATGGTTGGCTAGAACTTTACGGAACGACGGAGTTGAAGCTGCTGTTGAGCTTCACTTTAATGCGGCAACACCAAAAGCAACAGGTCATGAATGGTTATATTGGAATACTTCTGAAAAAGGAAGGCTATTTGCTCGTGCTTTAAGAGATTCTTTTGAAGATTGTTTTCCACAATTACGCAGTAGAGGCATCAAGCCACGCCAAAAAGGTAGTAGAGGGGCAGGATTTTTAAGGTTAACTCACTGTCCAGCAACTATCGCAGAACCGTTTTTTGGCAGTAATGAGGAGGATTGGGAGCTTGCTTTAAAAAATATGGAGGGCATGGCTACCGCAATGGCTGCGGGGATAGAACTCTACAAAGAACTCTCAGAAAGGTGGTAATGTGCGACTACCTAAAACAATATCAATTGCAGGGCAGAGGGTAAAACTTGAGCTGGTTCCTTTTAATGGGGACAGCCCTGACTTCGGATTGTATTTACACGATAAAAAAACTATCGAAATAAATAAAAATTTAAAAGGTAAAGTCCTATTAAATACTATTCGTCACGAAATGATGGAAGCTAGCTTGCTTATAAGTGGGGTAGGATGGCTTGAAAATTATGACCAAGAAGCTGTTGTCCGTTGTATGGAAGAAATATTTTTTCCTGCATGGGAAAACTTCTTAAAAAGATTTAAGTCATGAAATACTTTGAAGAAGACCCGTCTGCTGAATCAAAAGGTAGAGTATTAAGATATAAGATAAAAGGTAAGGATATAGACAAAGCTCATAAAATGAGCGATGAGATGGGAGTATTACCTAATTCGTTTACTCGTGGAGTAGGTAGAATGGTTGGGTTTTTAGGAGAGATTGCAGTTAATAGATTTATACCAAGATCTAGATATGTAGGAAACAAAGTTTTTAAATATGACATAGTCAAAGGTAAAAACAAAATAGAGGTAAAAAGCAAAACCTGTACAGGTTGTCCTAAAGAACATTATGTTGCTTCTGTTAATGGCCCAAAAAATATTAATCCTGCAAACAATGTTTATTTCTTCACAAGAGTGTCTAAAGATTTAAGGTACGTTTGGATCGTTGGTTGGATTACAACAGAAAACTTTTTTGAAAGAGCTGTCTTTAAAAAGAAAAATGAAACAGATGAAGAAGGGTTTGTTTATAGAGTATCAGGATATCATATAAAAATAAAAGATTTAGAGATGCCTGAAACTTTTATTCGTAAGGACTAACATCTCCCCCTCCTTCAGAAAGGGTGTATATGTAAACAGGAGAATGTTTGCCCATCTTACTTCCTGCTATATTAAACCAAAAATATTCCTCAGCTTGTTG